GCACCAAATGCAGTTTGTTCTGGACCTGCCTGAGTAGCCTGTGTCGCCAAAGCCGCATCTTGTTGTGCCAATGCGTTGTAGTAGGCTTCCATCTCAGGGGTTGTAGCACCCAATCCTTGCGCTCCACTTGGACGCAATCCTGTTGCACCTACTGACAATCCACCTCGACCTGTTTGGAATAACTGGTTTTGCAATTGTGCATATTGTCTTTCACGACTAGGAGCAAGCAAGTTCTGTTGTTGTTCCATGTACTTCTGAGCCGCTTGTTCTGGCGTTTGCGCCAAATACTGCTGACCAAGACTAAACAATCCACCAGCCGCACCCGTCAAAGGAGCATATTGTTGTTGTGCGCCTAATCCTTGCTGTATCTGTTGCCCCATCAATCCAGATAACTGTTGTTGATAGGCTTGATATTCAGGAGATACGTTATATCCTGCACTAATCAAGTTCCCGTCAGGCCCTACCTGAAACTGTGATGCACCATAACGAGTAGTTACACCGACAGGACGGAATCTGGAGGCATCTGCCGCCATCTGAGCCGCTTCTCTTTGAGCATTAGCAGAAGTCTCTGCCGCACTCTTTGCGGATTCACCCTGAAGGTATCCTCCAACCACTGCCGCCGTAGGTAGTATCCAAGGCATATTATTCCCCTTTAATTAAAACTTCATCTACTTTTGACGGGTCTTTCTCGTCAGTAGCATGAACACAATACCAAACCACATCGGTGATGGCTTTTACGCCATGATTCTCACCAGCCTTAATATCAATACAAGCAGGGGCTTCAACAATCTGAATGTCACCCTCTTTAACAATCACAACCTTGCCCTTGGAAAGAATCCCAAAATGGGAGTAATTGTGCTTATGTTGCATGAGCATCTGCCCCGCCTCAATGTGCGTTTCTTTGGCATACAGTCCATCAGAAAAGTGATGTGTGATCATTCTTATCTCAATTCCAACCAATAAGTGATAGCACCACTTCCACCAGTTCGGCTTATGTAGTATGTGCTACCAGCAGGGACAATTCCTGTAACTGTCAATCGTGGATATAGATCACCTTCTGTATGAGAAGCAAGGTTGCCATCAACATATAGGTCACATACCTGACCAGCACTATTGCCAAACGACACGCTTAACCAAATAGGCTTTGATGTTGAGTTTGTATAAGTTGTTCCTAGAGCACGACTTCCAGTTACGTTTTGATATGTTTGGCTAACACCTAAACCATTCGTTACATTGGTTGCAGTTGTTGCGTTTGTCACCGCAGTAGAGCCAATGGCAGAAACAATATCAGAGGCAGATGCCGCACTCAATGCGCTAGTTCCATTGCCCTTAACCAAAGCACCAGAAGAGATTGATGTTGCCCCTGTACCGCCTTGCGGAACAGTCAAAGCAGTAGTTAGACCAGTAATTGAAGTAATATCAGAGTTAGCACCAGAAGCCGCCGCACTCAGATTTGTACGAGCATTTGCCGCAGTTGATGCACCAGTACCGCCATCAGCAACAGCCAAATCTGTAATGCCAGTAATAGTTCCTGCGCTAATTGCAACAGTTGGTATCGTTGCAGTACCAGTAAAGGTAGGAGATGCTAAATCTGCTTTGGTCGCAACAGCAGTGGCAATGTTGTTGAACTCTGTGTCAATCTCAGTTCCTTTGACAATCTTTAAAGGATTACCAGAAGATAAGTTATCTTTGGTAGCGAAATTAGTACTTTTTGTGTAGTCTGACAAAGTGTTCTCCTTTAACTTATCTTGCCTTGTTTAGCCTGTATCTCAATCTTCTGAATAGACAATGGCGTTCCATTTATGTCTGACTCATAACCAGTTTGAACAATCTTTCCTGTACCAGTTGCCGAAACAACAAGCGTCTGTAAAGCCACACCATCGCTGTATTCAGCAATAGTCGTAGCATTTGCACCATACTCAGCAATGCCATAGTAGGACTCACCCTGAGTAGGAATCGTATCGTTGTCTGACAAGTAGTTGGTCTTAAAGTCAAAACCCCACTTGAATGTCACAGTCTGGTTGCTACCACCAATCACCACAATAGACAACTTCTTTAAGATAGATGTCTGATTTTGATTACCAAGATCAGCATGGTTTGTGTAATACAGCATCCGATAAGAAGATGTGTAATCCTGATAATTGTTATACAAGCCAATGTATCCATTCTTGCCAATATAGAGACTTCCATCCCTACGAGACAAGAACGCTGTTGGCTGAATAGAGTCCCAAGTTGTTACCCGTGATGCACCATTTGGCAATATGCCCTTTGTATCGAAGCAATACACAGCACCAATGCTAGGCATGGTCAACAAGTAAAACGCTTCACGTTCAGAGTAAACAGACTTAATGTTGGCTAATGTCTCACCAGCAACAACGCTAGTTAAGTCATTACGGATATTCTTAGACAAATCCCTCTCAGGCGCAGATTTCTCCTGAATTGTTCTCATCAATGAACGAACACCTGAGTTGGATAAAAACAACACATCTGTGCTTGTTGTCTGAATACTGTCTCTAGCAATGCAACCAATGCCCTCAACTGTGTCGCTCAATGTCATCGAGGAAGGCGTAGTCGCACCTGAGTAAACCAAGATTTGACGCTTACCAAAGATAAACAAGAAGCCGTTATGAGCCGCCAAACCAGTAATCTGATCAGCACCATTCACCCATACATTGTTGACATTCAAAGAACCAGATGTTCCTGTTGACCAAACATGACCTGCAATCAAGTCACTAAAGTAAACAGTAGCGTTGTTAGAGGTAGTGTTAGCCGCCCACAAGCGACCAAACGCTGATATACAAATATTTGCATCAGGCACAGTAGCCGCATAGCCTGTCTTCTCAGAAACACGCCTATAAGTAGTTGTACTTACGGCAGGGTCATATATCAATGGGTTATAACCAGACTGAAAGAAGTAGGTGATTCCATTTAAAGAAGCACATTGCCAGTTGCTTGCTGTGATAGTAGGGGCTGTACCACCTCCCCCATAGGTGAGTTCTGTAACAGCGTTTGAGCCATCCAACTTGAATAACTTGTTGTTGCCAGCAAACAATACAGTTACTGTTCCATCAGCCTGAACTAACTCATGGATAACCTTGACATCATTAGCACCCAAGTTGCCACTAGAGGAGTTAACTCTTGACCAACCCTTACGTGCGCCAATGCGTCCATATTGGTCAATGATGCAATTTGTGGCAACCAAAGCATAGCCTGCCGCCAAATCAAGGGGCGAGTCTTGTGTGTTCAGCCCGTAGAAGCCTGGCGCACTTATGCTGTATGTTGCAATTGCTTGGCTCATGTTGCTACAAATCCTTGGTTCTCAGGATAACGAGTGCCTTCCAATGCTATGTAGTCAGACAGCATTGCTTTGTATAGCGCATAAGCCTCTGAGGAAGTCAGTCCACCATCCTCACCACGCTCCACCAAAGCCCTTGCATAGGCGTTTTGAGCCACCAAAGTGTCAGGCACTTTAACCACAGTCGCATCAGCAGACAAAGTGGCTTGTGGGACTGTTAAAGAGAATGGGATGCTATACACGCCATCAGGACGGGGATAGAGGGTTACTTTGGTATCGTTGCTACTGTCTACACCATCAAAGGCGTAATACGCAGGGATACCGCTTACAGGGGTTGAGAAGTTCTGATACCGATTCATGGTGGCAAAGTCGATATTCTTCATACCAACATTACCCGTGACATTTATCACATCCTGAACTTGGAACTTCTGACCAGCACCAGTTAATGCGTAGGAGTATGTGCCTGAAGAGGTAGATAGAGTAACTGTCGTGCCAAGGACATTCCAAGCATAGGCATCTTCTACTTGACGCTTTGCATCATTGACAAACTTACCGATTAAAGCGGAATATGAGGTTTCGCTATTCGTAGAGACAGTAGTCTCCCGTAATCGAACCAACACATCGTTAATTAACTCTAGATAGGTCATCTGCTTGCCTTTGCCTTATTCCTTGCGGAAATTGACTTGGCTTTTGCCTTTGCATCTGCCTTGGAAGAAGCACCCCAAGCCTTTAGCGAAAGAAGCAGTCTAGTTGGTTCACCATCCTTGTACTCCGCACCAGCCATATTGCCCATGCGAGCCAAGAAACTTGCTCTGCGAGGATTATCCCCCGACTTTACTGGTGCTTTTAGATTGCCACCAGTTTCCGCATTATAAGATGATCTTCCCTTGGAGTTCAACCCTCCTTTAGGATTTTTACCTTCGGAGCGTTGCCAAGCAGGAGTTTTCATCACTTCACCTTTTTTGGTTTCTTTGCAGTTTTAGCAGACTCAATAAACGCTTTGGCAGTTGGCGCACCTTTGCTACCAACTTTCCGCATACGTTCACCAGAGCCAGCCTTAATTCTTGCTTGTTTGGCATTGATATTGGCATAAAGTCCTTGTTTCATTTCTTCTTCGCCTTGCCTGCCTCAGACAAAGCAATAGCAATCGCTTGCTTTTGAGACTTAACAACCTTGCCACCCTTGCCTGAGTGCAGATCACCTGCCTTGTACTCACGCATGACTTTGCTAATCTTTGCCTGTGCTTTGGTCTTTTTCATTTGCCACGACCTGTTTTCTTCATCATGTTTGTAGCAGTACGCTGTCCACGCATAGGCATAGCCTTTGGTTTACCAACAGCAACCATAATGGTCACAGGAAGACCCTTTTTCTTGCCATATTCTTTTGCTTCTTTTTCGCCTTTTTCAGAGTAGGCAAACTTCTTTTTTCCAACCATCGGCATAGTATTCTTCCTTATCTAAGTAGTTTCCCGCCAACAAAGGTGATAACGCCACCAAGCATTGAGGCTATGGTCATACCCATCCAAAAGCCTCCTTTTGACCTGTTTGCCAACTCAAGGAGAGCCTTGACATCATTAGCCAACTGGTGAACTTCGGTCTGCAATGAAGCAACCTGTGCCTCTAACTTGCCAAAATCTCTAGCGTCAATGTCACTCATAACAATTGTTCCTTACGGGGGCGACCCATAGGTTTCTTCAAAGTTAGTGTCTGCCTTGTTCCATCAACCTTCTCAACCTCTACAACAGCAGAAGTATCAACTTCCGTATATTGAGGGTGTCTACGCATCTCAATAATGTCAAAGTCTTGTCTAAACTCGACCACATTACCTGATTGATTACATCGAAACAAAGCCATATTTATCCTTAAAAGAAAGGGGGAACAAGTCCCCCAATCCTTAGACCATGCGAACTACAACAATTCGCAATGTAGTTGATGCCAAGTCAGCAGTAGAGCCAGACTCGTTTTGGATACGGAACTTGACAGTATCTGCCGCTGACACATAGCCAGTAACAGTTAAACCAACCAAGTCAACACCCAAAGATGCGCCAATAACCATGTCACCCAAGGCAACGCCTGGGATCGTGATGTCATCAGTCTCGCCAGCACCATCAACAAGTGAGCCAGCGTTTAAAGTGGCTTTTACAGCCCAAGTGTCAGAGAACAAACCACGAAATTGGTCTGTGCCTCTGCGTGTAGTTACTGCGGATGCGGTTGCCATGTATTTCTCCTAATTAAGTTAAAAAAGTCCCCCCACCACTAGGGCAGGGGGCGCAACTGCAATTAGGCTGGTACTGCCAATGCGAACATTGCTGAAGACTTAGCGGCTCCAACAGATGCGGCACTACGCAGAGCGGCTACACCATAGAGTGTGTCAGAAGTGAACAATGTAGCAAGGTATTCTTGCTTGTATTGCACTTGTGAGCGAACACCAACTTGCTCAACCAGAACCATAGAGTCCTTATGACCCATCAAGCAAACACGAGCGGCTCCTGAACCAGAAGTCGTATCAGCGTTGCTAGAAGTGAACACAGGGATACCATAGAGGTTACCGATTTCACCAGTGCGGATAGCGTTGCCATTACCCACAAAAGCCTGCTCTGTATAACGGGAAAGACCCATCAATGTGTTACGGCTTGAGGGTGGGATGAGGAAGAAACGATTGTCCATAGGAGTATCGTTGTCATCCAAACGCTGAATAGTGCGGCGAATTGCGGCATCAGTCAGTGCAGACTCATTGTTGCTTGCGGCAACATAAGCAGTAGTGCCGTCACCACCAATGTAGGCGGCGGCGTAAGCGGCGGCTCCTGCTGTACCACCATTGGCAGAACGACCCAACTGAACTAAGTCTGTATCGACTTGTTTAGCCAAGGCATAACCTGCGTCTGAGGTATAGAAGTTACGCATAGAGTTCAAGGCTTGTGCCTCGACAATATCTTCGATCAAGCGGCTATATTCATAGTGCTTGTTGATAGACACTTGTACTTCTGACTCGGTTGCGGCGATCAAAGTAACTGCTGTCTCAGCGGCTTTGGCAGAAGCAGAACCACGAGTAGGTGCAGGAATGTGAACTGTGTCACCTTTCTTGCCCTTGAAGTTCATCTTCATGACCAAGTTTGCTAAAACTAGGTTCTTTTTATAAGCCGCTACGATTTCGTCCGACCAAATTTCAGGGATGAAATTAGCCGCTGTGGTGGTAGTTACTGAGCTACTGGGGGAAAATGAGGTTGCCATGTTAAATCTCCAAAAAACGATAAGTTAAGTTACTTCACCCGCCCCTCAGAATACGCCTGCATAATCTCTTCAGACAAGGCTTCGTATCGGTTCGGGTCAGTCATCTTCAGCCGAATAAGGTCAGCCCTTCTATAAACTCTCTTGGAACTCTCTCCAGTACCACCTACATCAACTGCGGCGGCTTTAAGGTTAGTCTTGCGTTGGGTTTCACCCGCATCGCTAGTCTGTTTAGCCTTAATACCCTTTAGTTGCTTGTAAGTCGATAACAACTCGTTTGCACTGTCATAGTCAAACTCACCATCTGCTCTCGCATACAACCCTAACCGAATAGGTGAAGATTTCACCCAATTCTGAAAGTCCGTATCTTGTGCAATCTGCCCAAAATCAGGATGGTCTTGCGCTAACTTCTGCTGAATTTGCATCTTTTTGAAGTCTAGAGCCGCTTGGCGACCCGCTACTACATCAGGATGGCTATCAACTGTCTTACGAATTGCCTCTTTCGGATTCTCAAAGAAATCTACTTCAGGCTCACTTTGCTCAATAGGTTGTTTGTTAGAACTAAGGTTCTGCTTTATGAGTTCATCTGCCAGTTTACGGACTTCACCTACCTCTTGCGCCTGCTTGCCAATTAACTTTTCAGCCTCTTGGTGCATTTTGATGACTTCTTCTAAACTCTTTTGCCTGTATTTCTCAGGAAGTTCAGCGATAGTCGGTGCTTCGGGTAGTTGATTTTGTTCCTCAACTATGTCTAACTCACTTGGCGACTCGTCTTCTTTATCAATCAACATATTCTTCCTTTTTCCTGCCGTTATCGGTTCTAGGACATTAAACTCGGCATCTCTGCTTACGAGTTCTCTTTTTGCTCTTGCTTTAGTTTGTCTGTGTGCTTCTTCTCAAATTTCATCCATGAGGACGGAAAATGACCAGACCACCCTTCCAAATTAACGCTTGGAGCACTTACTATGCGGTTGGCTGTCACACCGCAACTTGAACACCGAACTTCATCTGTCTCATAATCAGTGAGTTTCTCGGTGAGATGTCCGCTTACGCAGACAAATTCATAAATTCTTTTCATTCAATTCCTCGTACGCTTGTGTGCTGACCTGTTTAAGGGTTTTTAGCCACGTTAGGATAGAAAGTTCGCCTTTTTTGAATTGTAGGCTTTTTTCATCAGGGATTGTACTGATATTGTTCAACGAATTTATCATTGTGTCAATATCCTCCATTAAGTCTTTCCACCCATCTGTTCCCATCATGTCAAAGCGGGATTCGTAGTATTTTTGTAGTTCTGGGGTCATGTTTAATCCGCTGGTTGTGGCGTATTGCCCTCAGCCACCCACTTTAAATAGGCTTGGTAGTCTGTGTTAGCGGGGTCAAATGGGACGCAAGCACCATCTGTTGTGCGAATTACGCCAATTTCTTTATTGATAACATGGTCTTTATAAAGTTTATACATAATCAAAGTTCCGCAGAAGCAGTCCAAGAATCACCAAAATATCCATTTGCAGATGCTCCATTTGATGTTCTATTATTTCTAAT